AGTCTGATTCCCGGTTTCAACGGATATACTTTTAAAGACGTTATCGTCGATATTGGTATGATGTTGAGAGGTCTTGCTATGGAGTTACAAGTCATGAAGCACACCGAGGAGTACTGGAAGCAATCGCTTCCAGAATGCCTTGTTGATGCCTTGAATGGTTTGCGTCTCCTGCAGATCGACTCGATCGCATATTTACGCGATCTTGGCGACCTGTCCCGCGCCCTATCGATATTTAAGGAAATCAAGCGTCATCCCTTGTCCAAAAAGACTTGGGCTGACACTTTCCTGACGTATCGATACGGGTTACGTCTGTTTGCGAATGATACTTTGTCGATTGCGAAAGCAATCAACAAAGAGGTAACTCGCAGTACAGAGCCGTTTCAAACTGCCCGTGGTATGCGTAAACGGAGTGTGCCTATGTCGTTCGGTAATCCAATCGAACAGACTATGCGCGTCAAAGTTTATGCAGACAACTACAGTTTGACCGACATGAGTTTGATAGCCGCGGCTAGAAGTATTGACCTCTATCCGTCGTTATCGAACCTATGGGATCTAATCCCATACTCCTTTGTCGTCGACTGGTTTTTGCCGGCCGGCGAAATCCTAGGCAAGCTCGACGCATACTCTGATGTGCAAGATTTGCACACCAGGTCATGCGTTGCGTCTGTCAAGAGCACGAAGCTTGATCACATCAGTGGGGCCTTTGGCTATAGTGGCGACATAAAAGCCGTCTGCTATCAGCGCGAAGTCCTTACTCCTAATGAGATGTCTCGTGCGCTCTCCTCCGATTCCGTCAATTTTCTTGACGGAGTAACGCCAATCCACTTTTTTGATGGGTTAGCGTTACGATTCCAGCGTCGTTGACGCTTTCGTCACCGGGTTTACACCGGTAGAAAGGAGACAATCATGTCTCAAACTACATCTTGGTGTCATACTGACACCGCTTTGGCAACGAAACCAGCTGTTATTCAGCCGGATTCGATCAATTTCTCGAAGGATTTCTCCAAACGGGAAACCAAAGCCGACAGCGCCGTACTTGTCAATACTACTTCCCCGCTGGACCGACAGGAAACTGTCAAGTTCAGCTGGAGCAAGATTGGCAACGTGTATAGCAACACGGGGATCGATCAGTCCGCTTATTCACCGAATAAGACGGGCGTATCGGCTCTCATGCAGCTCAACACGATTTTGTCTGTGACAGATTCTGTCACGGGCAAACGTACGGATCTGCCGATTTCCGCCCATGTCGTGCTCAAGGTACCGAACCACGAGGAGATCACCCCAACAGTGTTGGAGTCGGTCGCCACGAGGCTGGTTGCCCTGATGTACGAGGAGAGCGGAACCGATGCAGGCACGCGGCTGAACAGCCTCGTGCGCGGTGCGTGCCTTCCTAAAGCGTTGGCTTAAGGAGGCGACACGCATTGTCTACAGGTACGCACCAGTGGTTCAACCACTGGGAACGCGTTGCAGCTATGCTGCAGCGATGCCACTTCAGCTGGAATGCGTCCACAATCAGTCCGAAAGACGAACGGACGTGGCGCGATGCCCTGATCCTTCAAGGCATTCTAACTGAAGACCTCACCCTCTGTGACCCTTCCTCAGCAAGTGCCGAGAAGTGGTGTAAAACCGCTTCTCAGCTTGACATTGCTGAAGTTATGGGAGCGTTGAAAGCATTGGACGGCCTCGTGTGTTCACACGTGGGTAGTCCATACTATTTTACGCTTGCTGACTGTAAACGTCAGCTCAGTCCCATATGTGGAAAGTGGAGAAAGATCGTAAAACCGATCTATCCATTGTTGCTTCGTTTCGAAGCAACGGGTACTACAAGGGACTTCCGAGTCCTCCATCAATGGCTCACGTTTCTGTCACATATTTCCTTAGACAGTATTAACTGCGATAAGGATATTGACAAATTCGTGGACACTGATAAGTCGACTGAAGTTCTTGACTGGTCGATCCCGACTGCGATGAACGCTATTGCTCGACAATGGTTAAACGGGTTTTCAATAACTCGTCGACCATGTCATGGCAATGGTGCCACGTATGAAGGATCGTCCAAGCAAGTCCTTCTCAAGTGGAAGTCTATCTCTACCGACAGCATGCTCCAATATGTCTTTGCCCACCAAGGGTTAGACATCGAGGATTACGTGCCGTTCGATAAGGATGGGCTAATCCGTACTTCGAAACTTAAATTAGTTCCGAAGACGGTTCTTAAGAAGCGGACGATCTGCATGGAACCTGCATCTTTGCAGTATTTCCAGCAAATGGTCTTCCGTAGTCTTATAGACCACTTTGAGCATAGTCCTGCGATTAGAAGCCATATCACTCTTCGTGATCCTGGCCATAACCGCGAGCTATGCAAGCAGGGCAGTTACTTTGGTAGCTACTCTACTATCGACTTGAGTGCCGCATCTGATACGGTACTTTGGTCCCTCGTGAAGCGGGTGTTCGCAAACACGCCTTTACTCCCTTGGCTCTACGCTACGCGATCGCGCAATGTAGAATTACCAAATGGAGAATGCGTGGCCTTGAGAAAATTCGCAACTATGGGTTCAGCTTTATGCTTTCCTATAGAATGCTTGGTTTTCTCGCTGGTATGCGAATACACGGTGAGTTCCTCGCCGGATACGCGTGGTCGCTCTCGCTACCACGTGTATGGGGACGACATTGTCATCGAAACTCGTTTCGTTGACGCTCTCGTCCACAACTTGACAGCTCTTGGTTTCCAAGTGAATCGAGATAAGAGTTTTACAGATGAATCTGTTAACACTTATCGCGAATCATGCGGAGCCGAGTACCGTGGTGGTGACTATGTCACTCCATGGAAACTGTCTCGTTGGTTTCACGGTACGTATGTCACGTGCCATGAACCTGAGGGCATACCTCGTATGGTCGACGCCATTAACATGGCGCGCCGTTACGGGTACATGGGTGTTCGGCGGTGGCTTCATGCCGCCGTCTACAAGCTCCCCCGGTATGCTAGGCCTACCTATACGTTGTCCGATGATGACTCTGTAACGCAAGCGTTACTCAGCACATATCGGCCTACGATTGGTATCCACACATACTTTCCTAACTCATTTGTTAGGTATAATCGTGATTACCAGCGTCCTGAAATTCAGAACGTTGGTGTCACGGTAGGGAAGGTTACACCGCACGACGACCCAGAATACGAAAGTATTCGGTTGTTCGATTGGTATAACTCTTGTAGCGAAGCTGGCAAGCTCCGCGAACCCCGTGTC